GTTATTAGCGCATTCATAATAAACATTGAGATTTCTTACATTTTTATATAGCCCCGTTTATCGGGGCGTTTTTGTTTGTTTTATTTTTTTTAATTTAAAAAATAATAAAATAATTCTTTTCGCTTCGAATTTTATCATGTAGCTTGATAACATCTGAAGTTGATATGCATGAGGCATTAATTCTAAATTTCATTCTCGTTTAGAAAAACACCGTGTAGGGTTGTGTCAATTCCTGATGCGCATGAGAGGATTTATGGATTAAATTATTTGGAGGTTGTGTTGAGTACCTTAAAGATAAAGGATTTGTTTGAGTCGGTACTGTTGCAATGGGCGGAAAAAAACAATATCGACTACACGTTGGCAAATTTCCCTTTTGAGGGAAGTGCGGTATTGCATCTTGAGCCATTTATTGTTCCTGCAGTCAATCAGGGGATTGGTGTTTCTCAGGATGTGACTGTATACAGCGGGAATTATCAGATCAATATTGTGATCAAAAAAGGCGAGGGGAGCCATGAAGGCTATCTGTTAGCGGAGCGGGTGTTGTCACTTTTTCCCAATGGTGCCGAGCTTTCCGATGATTATTTGAGCTGCAGTGTTAATGCTCCAGCCAGTATTTTACCTGCTATTCAGAAAGAAGATAGCTATATCATTCCTGTTAGTATCAGTTATTGGTCTCAGTCATAAGGTTTCTAATGCACTGAGACGTAACCGATTTTAAATGCAATGAAGAAGCACATCAAAATGATGTTTTTCTTTTTATCTGTTACCGCCTCCTGGCGGTTTTTTTATATCTAAAAATGGAGAATTACCATGAGTTTTGCATTACCTAATGGCGCAACTGTATTTGCCGGTATCCCTGCTACTTCGACGGTAGCAACGACGGCGGTGAGCAACGCTAATGGCGCGGTATTTACTCTGGCCACAGGCCATGGTTTGAAAATTGGGGACATTGTCATTGTCAATTCAGGCTGGGGGCTGATTGATGACTTGGTCGCCAAGATCACTGCCTCAACCGATACCAGCGTTACTATTGGCGCGATCAATACTTCGGATGTGAAGTTTTTCCCTGCCGGTATCGGTAAAGGTGCGCTGACTAAAGTCGCCAACTGGACCCAAATTCCGCAAATTACCGAAGTGGCTCAGTCGGGCGGCGATCAACAATATGCTCAGGTTCAGTTTCTTGAGGATGATCGTCAACGTAACCTGGCGACATTCAAGGCGGCGAAAACGCAGACCATTACCTTCGCTCACGATTCGACACAGCCAATTTATAGCGTGTTGCAGAATGCGGATCGTAATGGCGATGTTTTGGCATTTTATATGTACGTCCCTAAAGCCAACGAGCTGCGCTATTGGTCAGCAATTCCATCTTTTGACCCTCAACCAACAACGGCTGTCAACCAGGTGGAAACTGTGGCCGTATCGCTGGCAATTCAGTCCAGCGACATGACTTTCTATAAAACTACCCTTTAATCGGTACGGCAAACAGGTCTTATCTCGGTAAGGCCTGTTTTTCAACGACACTATTTTTGCTTGGAGCTTTTTCATGATGGCTGAATTTACCCTTAACCCAACCCCAACCTTTAGCATTGACGTCGTTATTCCACGTGCGGGAAGCGAGGATGGAATATTGACATTTTCGTTCAAACATAAAAAACGCAGCCAATTGGAAACGCTGGAAAAATCGCTGCGCGAAGCAACCGAACAGCAATTGGAGGCTGGTAGCTACAACAATGAACCTATGGCCGATTTCTTGCACGAAATTTGTGATGGGTGGGCATTGCCCGATATGTTGAATAGAGAAAGCATTATCACATTGCTTGATAACTATCCGCGCGCGTTTGATGCAATTGCCACTGCGTATACCAAAGAGTTGATGGTGGTACGGGAAAAAAACTGACGGCGCTTGCCGAGGCTTTCTACACGTCTGAACCCCCTCCCGAAGAGCTTGCCGCATTTGGATTAACGAGAGATGACTACGAAACGGTCACTCTGGAAATCTGGCCGGATATGGTATCAGCTGTCACTATTTTCCAGATGATGGCGACGCAGTGGCGTATCGGAATGAATGGTGTCACCGGGTTTGATTATAACTGTCTGGCTTGGTTAATGAAGGTTTATGCGGTAGATGACGAGGCGAGCACATTAAATGATATCCGTATTATGGAAAACGCAGCGCTAAGAATCATTCACCGAAAATGATCGCCTGCGAGGGTGCCAGCCCCGTGCTGGCTTTTGTTGTGGTGAGGAGCCAGACATGGCAGATATTGCAACCATGACGCTGCGTATTCATACCGATGATTTGCAGCGTGCGAATAAAGAATTGAAAGACTTGCAACGTAACGCTTCGGCAACCGTCGGTAAAGTCGATGTGCTGAATCGCGCTTTTCGCAGTGGGGCACAGGATCTCCGCCGCTATAGCGATAGTTTACATCAGATGTGGACTCGGCTGAGTCCGTTAAATAATGAATTGGACAAGTTGATTCGGCAGCAACGTCAAACCCAGAGTTCAGTTTCCCGCAGCGCCTTCGATGAGCAAGGTTTAAGGCGCCATGGGGCGGCGCTGCAGCAACTAAGAAGGCAAATGGGTCAGCAAGCTGCTGATATGCATGCTGGTAATAATAATGCCAAAGCCTATAAGGAAACATTAAACACTCTATCAGCCAATATGTTGGGTTTGGTGTCGTCATTGGCGTCGGGGGAGCCTGTTTGGAAAGTTGCGCTAAATCATGGGGCACAACTGGTCACTTCCTTTGGTGGCGTAAGCAATACGCTGCAAGCATTACGCCCATTGTTGGCGACCACCAGCGCCGCTTTGGGTGGGGTTATCGGCGGTGTCGCAACGTTGGCCAGTTGGGGCTATAACGTCCGTGAATCATTCGACAATATGCGGACCTCCATCATTATGACCAACGGCCAGGCCTTCAACTCGATTGGCCAAATGGAGTCTCTGGCAGTTTCTATCGGTTCAATGACGAACAGCAGCATCAGTTCGAATGAATCATTGCTCGCTTCTTTGAACCGTTTGGGACGTTATTCCGCGCCGCAGATAGGCATTATTGCCAAAGCTACGCAGGATCTTGGTGCGGTGACCGAGGTGACCGCTGAAGAGGTTGAAGCCAACTTCCGTAAAATAGCGGACGATCCCGTTAGAGGATTGGCGGAGTTGGGTAAGCAATATGGTTTTGTCAACGTTGAGATGTTGGAGCATGTCTCTCGTTTGGTTGATGCGGGAAAAAGCACCGAAGCGACTACGTTGGCGATGCAGCTCTATGGTGATGAGACCGGCAGGCAGTCTGCGGCTATCATGGAAAGCATGTCTCCGCTGTCGCTGATGTGGATTGACGTGAAAAAATGGGCTTCTGATGCCGCACATGGCGTTGGCGTGGATATGTTGGCCATGGACAGGCTGGTGAAGGACATCGTGGGCACGCTTATCGATGAAGTCAGGCTGTTAATCACAAAAGGCGATAGGTTGATTTCCGGCTTTATCGTTGATTCTTTGGGGCCTATCGCCAAGATGGCCCACGTTGATTTTCTTAACGGTTTTATTGAGACGAATAAAAAAATTGTTGAGGACAGCCAGAAGACCTCCACTAAGTTAGAAGAGAGCATCTTTCAGGGGCACGCAAGAATCAGTGCCGGTCTTTCAGGGTATCGTGAGGCCATGACGGCGGAACAACCGCCTGTTCACAAGGGGGACAGCCGTGAGCAAATAGACACGTGGCTGGGTAAGCGCAATAAGCGCTCCGGATTTTATTCACCCACGGCGGTAGCGGCCCCTGTCTCATCGGCGAAAGGGCAAGAAAAGCCCGACTACGGCCATATTGCGGCGGATTACATTAATCAACAACGCTCAAAATCCCAGCAAGTACTGCAAGAAAGCGGAATGAGTGAACGTGAATTGCAACGCCGTCGTGAGCTTCAGCAGTTGAGTCGGGAGAATAAAGAAAACCCGTTTGCGGCAAATATGGTGAGTGAGCTGACAAACACATTCGCCGCTGAAGATAAGGTTCGTGGCGACTGGCTCGCCGGTGCGCGTAAAGGATGGAGCGAATATCTGGATACTGCGACCAACGTTTACGCCTCTATGGCGGATGTTGGGCGAGCCACCTTTAACGGCCTTTCCGGAATGTTGACGGATATGGTCACCACTGGAAAAACCAGTTTCCAAGAGTTTACTTCCTCTATCTTGAAAATGATCGTCCAGGTTATCAATCAGTTGCTGGTGGCATTTATGGTGCAAAAAGCCATGGGATGGATTGCCCGAGATGCTTCTTCGGGCGGTAACACTCCTGGGGCGGTGCCGATGGGGTTGAAGTCCTCCGGTGGGTATACCGGTGATGGCGGCAAGTATGATGCTGCCGGCGTTGTGCATCGCGGTGAATTTGTCATGACCAAGGAGGCGACGCAGCGTATTGGCGTAGGTCATCTTTACGCCATGATGCGCGGCTACGCTGACGGTGGTTTGGTTGGCGAGCGTGCACCGATGTTCGGACTGAAAGGCGATCGGGGAGGCGGTATTACGGTAAATAGTACTGTGGTGATGAGCCAGGATGGCAATGCGCGTAACGCCGGCGAGTCTCCTGCGGGAGGGATGGGGAAAATCGTACAGGGTATCGTCAATCAAGCGATTACCGAACGGTTGAGCAAAGAACTAAAACCGGGGGGATTAATTTGGAATGCCTCGGGAGCACACTGATTTTATCGGTGCTGAAACTACGAAATAAACGGTCACAACCCGCTACGGCGGGTTTTTTTATGTCTGGAGTAAATATGCCAATCGATACTTTCCAATGGCGCACGCAGGCGGCACCTGTCGGCAACTTTTCTCACAATGTCCGCAGCGCACAGTTTGGCGACGGATATAAGCAAATCAGCAGCAATGGGTTAAACAGCGTTACCCAATCCTGGCAGCTGGTCTATACCGGCCATCCTACGGTTACGGAGTCGCTGTTGTCTTTTTTAAATGCGCATGTGATCCGCGCCTTTTTCTGGACGCCGCCCGGCGGCAGAAAAAATCTGTTTAGAGTCAAATCTGACTCCATCACGGTATCACCGCTTTCACGCAATGTGTTTTCGGTGAGTTTTACCTTTGAACAGGCCTTCGGGGTGTAGGGGGAGCCATGTCATATCACAGCGATGTGCAAAAATTAGAGCCCGGTGAAGTTATCCAATTGATTGAAATTGATGGGACCAGTTTTGGCGCGGACATCCTGCGCTTCCATGCGCACAGCCTTCCTTGGGAGTCTGAGGAACTTGCCGCGTCTGCAGGGGAAGAGCAACGCCTGAAGCCCAGGTCAATTTGGTGGCGGGGCCAGGAATATGAAGCTTACCCGTATGAAATTACCGGCTTGGCCACGACAACCGACGGTTCACAGCCTACGCCGAAACTGCGCGTTGCTAATATCAGCAATGTGGTGACTGCGTTATGTCTGGCGTACAGCGATCTTGTCCAGGCCAAAGTCTCCGTGCATCAGACCTTTGTGAAATACCTTGATGCGCGCAACTTTCCGGCAGGCAATTCGCTGGCGGATGCCAGTCAGGAACGGGTGCAGGTATTTTATATCGATAGCAAAACTGCTGAGACTAACACCGTCGTGGAATTCCAACTGGCCACACCTTTTGATTTACAGGGGCAACAATTGCCGTCACGGCAAATCCATGGTTTGTGCACGTGGTGTATTCGCGGTTGGTATCGTACAGGAAGAGGTTGCGACTACGGCGGCGTTGCCGGCTTCGACAAAGATGATCAACCGGTGGACGATCCCGCGTTGGACGTTTGTGGCGGCCGTGTTTCTTCATGCAGAAAAAGGTTTGGTGACGCGCAGCCGCTCTCCTTCGGTGGTTTCCCTGGTTCAAATCTTTTAGGGAAATGAGCATGCAAGAACATGTTATGCAGGCCATATATGAGCATGCCCGCTCGGTGTATCCGAATGAAAGCTGCGGTTTTGTGGTGCTCAGTGGCCGCAAAGTA